GCCGCGTTCCTCATCCAGGCGCTCCAGCCGCTCCACGAATCTGTAGAGTTCGCGTGAGGCGTTTGTGCCTTTGCGCAGGTCGCCGGCGGTCTTGGGCTCGGCGGATTCGGTCTTCAACTTCGCCATTGGTGTCTCCTGTCAGGTGTCAGCAGCGCAGAGCGAAAAAACGGCCGCGAGCGCCACACAGACACTCGCGGCCAAGTTGTCACCCTTCGACAAAAAGATGAGCGACGCGACTAAGGCGATGCCGGCGCTCGCAAGGAATCCGAATGTACGCATCAGTCCACCAGCGTCAGCGGTTTGATATCGACTAGACCGCGCTTGCGGTGGTGGAACGTCAGGGTCTGCTGCGGCGGTGTCGGGCGCATGCGGAAGTGCTTGGCGAACTCGCTGTAGCCCGGCATGCAGCCGTTGCTAATACCGAACGTGGTCTGGAACGGGTAATGGAAGTGGCCATTACGCATCTGGTGTATGACAAAGCCCAGCGCCGCCTGTTCTTGGACGACTTTCTGCCAGCCCTTGAGGATGGTGGCGGCCGGACCGATAAAGCCCGTGCCACCACCGGCGCCCATGCGGTCACCGTGCGTGAGGCAAACATTTTGGTCGTAAATCCTGTAGCGAACGTCAAAAGATTCGCTGGTCTGGAACGTCACCCGCTTGTCCCGGCGGAAGTGGTTCACCAGCATCTTGTGAATGAGTCGGTCAAAACTGTGCGCGAAAGCCTTCTTGGTGACGGGCTTCTTCACGTCGCGGTCATGGTTACCGGCGCTGCCTGGCGTCTTCACTTCCACGCGGCCAAAGGACTTGGCCAACTTCTCAATGCCGGCCGCTTCTTCCTCAAACACCAACTCCGTGGCTTCCACGTTGGTCAGCGTGTTGTTGCCGCCGTCCTCCGGGTGAATATTCCCGTCAATGGTGTCCCCACCGCGCAGATAGATGATGCCGGGGTATTGCCAGCCGCTGCCGCCATGGTAGTGGGCCAGGTAGTCGGTGGTATCAATCATGCGCCGGTAGCGCTGACTGAAAATCTCCGGGCTGTAGTCATAGCCGGCTTCCGTTTCACTGGCTCGACACACCTCGCCCACCTGGAAGTCCGACGTGAACAGTTCCGGCATGTGCTCGCGCGGACGGTCCACGCGCTCCATGAACGTCCACTCCGCCGGCTTAAAACTGACGTTGTTGGCCCACTCCAAATCTTTGAGGCGATCCTGCAGCAGCGCCATTTCGCGCAGCGCGTCTTTAAGCTTGGCGCGGGCTTCGCGTTCCGACTGCTCCAGACGGTAGCGGCTGGCTTCGTCATTGATGGTGCGCTCCTGCGCCGTCACGGCTGGGGCGCCGCCACGCGCCGACGGGTATTCCGTGAACAGCTTGGGGAATCGCTTGCGACCTTCAATCAGGCGGTTCTGGATTGCACTGCGTGTCAGGCCTGCAGCGTCGGCCATTTTCTGCTGGTTGCCTTTATGGGCGTGGTACAACTTGGACGTGTCGCGCAACTGCGCGTCCGTAAGCGAGTGGTACGCCATTAACTGTTGTCTCCAGCCTTGCCCGATCGCTTCAACGCTTTGACCTTGTGGTGCGCCACCCAAAACTGGAGGCCAAGGCCAGCGATTGCCACGCAGGCGGACACTATTGCGGCGATATCTGACAAACGCAAGCCCCAAATGACAATAGTGGCCGATGCGCTGCCAACTGTGACCGCGCTGATGGCAGTCATATGATCGCCAGCCTTATCAATGTGTTGAGGTATGTTCACGGCTATTGCCCTTCCTGGCTGACGTAATCTGCGATCTTTTGTCCCGCCACGCCGCCCACGACGGCGGCCAAGGCGCGCATGTCACGCGCCTGCACACCGGCGCGGCGCAGGTTGTTGATGCCCTGCTGGGTTGTGGCGGGGTTGAACAGTTGGTCCGCGATGATGCGCTGTACGCGCTCCGGCACGCGGTCGCCCACCACTGGGAGTGCCTTCATGGCGTGATAGAGCGAACTGATACCGCCGGAACTGGCCGCCATCGCTGCCTGCGCGACGTGGCCGGCGTTCGGACCACCGTCGGTGGTCTTCACGCCACCGGGCGCGATTGCATCCAGCGCGTCCTGCGCGGTGCGCAGCGCATTGCCATGCTGGTAGCCACGCTGACCGGCGGGTGAGTTCAGCGCGCGGGCCAGCAGGCCGTCGTCGGCCGCCACGTCGTCAATCGCCTTGCCCTTCATGGCGTGTTCGAACGAGTCGGTGTAGTGGCTGCCGGCGCGGTAATTGGCCAGCGCGTGGGCGTAGTCTTGGTCCGTGCTCGCGCCCAGCCCTTCGATTTGCTGGGCCAAGTTGCCGAACTCACGCGCCTGGTCCGGGTCGCGCGCATGCAGGCTGCCGGCCGTGGGGCGCATCAACTGCGACTGCACGTCGCGCAGGCGTTTGCGCACCACCTCCAGGTCGCCAATGGTGGCCGTGTTCGTCTCAATGCGGTGCTGCAGGCCGGTCAGTCCCGCCGGCGTCACGTTACCCAGCCGCGCGTTCAGCGCGTCGTTGGGGCGCAGGGCATAGTCCACGCGTGGATCCAGCAGCAGGCGCTGGCGATCGTTCACGGGCGTGTCGTTCAGCGTCAGGCCGCTCTGCGGGTGCGGCGTGTTCATGGCCGCGTCCATTTCCCGGTCGCGCAGCTCCGTCAGGCCGCGGGCGGTCTGGGGCATCGTTGGGTTCTGCGCATTGCGCAGCGTCAACTGCTCATGCAGCGGCCGGCCGCCCATGTTGGCCGCGGTCATGGCAGCTTCGGCAATGCGCGGGTTGGCCTTGGCCAGGTCGCGCAGTTGGCCCCGCGACTGCAGGCCCACCAGCTCCGCCATGCTGGGGATGCGGCCGGTGAGGTGCTGGAAAGTCTGATAGGCGCTCTGCAGTGTCGCCGGCGTCTCGCCAATGGTGTCAGCCAGCGTTTGCCATGCGCGCTGCGCCACAGGCTGGGCTTTACTCAGCAAGAACCCCGCGCCCTTCTGCACGATGGGGCCCAGGCCGGCGCTGATGCCGGCAGTACGGATCGCGTCCGGCACGTTATCGCCGTTCGCCAGCGCAGTGCCGCCGCCAACAGCCGCGTTGGTCGCCGCTGACTTGGCGACGTTGGCCACCTTCTGTCCCGGTACCGCCGCGATCGCATTACCAAACCGCGTGCCGCGAATCGCAGAAGCGAGCCCCTTGGCGCCTGCCAGGCCGCCCAGGACACCACCGACAGTGCCGGCGACAGGGTGCGCGCCAATCTCGCCCTCAGAGCGGCCGCGCGCCTCCGCCAAGTCCTCTGAGAAGCTGGGCGCGTTTTGCTTGCCAGTCAGGCGATCGCGCGCCCACTGGGCGGCGGCATCCGCCAGCGGCTGCAGGCCGAACGTCGCCTGATGGGCGTATTGACCAACAGCTGCGCCGAACGAGCCCTCGTCCTCACCCATTTTGACGCCGCGCTGGCGGGCTTCTGCGTGCGGATCAACGGGCTGGGCCGTACTGGGGTCAAACGCCGCGTCGGGTTTCGCGGTGGTGGGGTCGAACTCCATTACTGCACCGGCACGAACTTGCCGCCCCTGTAGGTCGCGCGGTTACCTTTCGCGTCGGTGTAGGTGACGCCTTCCTGGAACTGCGGTGCGTTGCCAGGCGCGGGCGCTGCCATGGGGTCGTCGGTGCCCGCCGCCTCATGCGGCTCCACGCCGTACATGGCCTTGAAGCCCTGCGTGGCGTGCTGGTGCAGCTTGTTGACAGTCTGGCGGAACAGCTTGGCGTGGTAGGCCAGCTGCTTCGCGGACTGGTCCTGCTCCATGTTGCCGAACAACGTCATTGCTGCGTTGGCTTCGGTCTGGAGGATGCGGCCAATGCCGGTTTGGCCCTGAGAGTTCTTGAGCGAGTTGATCCACGCCGTCAGACCCTGGGCCGACAGCGTTTTGAGATTCGCCTTGAGGTCGGTTTGCAAGCTACCCGGCAGCTTATTCAGCAGCACGCCGGTACCAGCCGTGTACGGGCTAATTTGCTTGTCCACCGTGTCCAGGATCTGGTTGGTGGTGGCGAGCTGCGTGCCGGCATTCACGATGCTGCTGGCATTGCCGATCGCAGTCTGCTTACCCTTTGGCGGCAGGCGGTAGAACAGTGCACCGTCCTGCGGCGGCTTGCGGCTGAACCCAGGGTCGCGCGTCGTTGGGGGTAGACGCTCATCCATGGCGTAGCGGCCTGGCTGCGGGCGCGACGGTTTTTCGTCCATAGGCTGCGTGCTGTAGCCGCCAACACCGGGTAGTGGCAGGTCGCCGTTAGGGTTGCCGAACTGGCTGTTATTGGCTGTGGTGCCAGCGCGGTAGGCATTGGTGCGGGCGTTCACTTCGCCTGTGCGGGCGCGGCGCACGCCTGTGTCGGCGTTCTGCTGGCCCTGGTCCGCGCGCTGTTGCTGGGTAGTGCGCGTGCCGCCCAGGTTCTGCTGGATGATGTTTCCATACTGGTCACGGACGACAGCCACGGGGTTGCCGTTGGCATCCGTGCCGTAGGCGGTGGCGCCCGTGATCTTGGTGGGGCCAATCATACCCTGCATGAAACTATCCAGATGACCTGCGCCGCCGGGCTGAGTGAGCATTTCGCGCAGCGGCGCAACCTGCTCCGGGCTGAGCCCCAGCAGGCCTGCGTTGGGCACAATGAGGCGGTCATACATGTCCGGCGACACGGTACCGTCCGCGCCGGCGGAGCCCTTGAGGATCGCCGCGGCGCGATAGGCCGCCATGCGCTGGCGCTGGTTCAGCGTGTCCTGGTTTTCCAGCTGTGACTTTTGCAGGTCCGCTTCGGCCTGCTGTACTTGCGTGCCAGCAGTCTGGCGCTGCACCGACGCCTTGCCAGCGTTATAATCCGCCACCGGATCATAGGCGATGGAAGGCCCGTAAACCTTGTTCAGTTCGTTGTAGGCGTCGGTCTTGCGGCGGCGCTCAAAGATGCTGTGCGAATAGTCGGCGCCTGCCTGCACTGCCAGGATGGGGTTCTGAGGCATTATATATCCCCAAAAATGTTGCCGATGCTGCCAAACAGGCCGCCGATGCCGTTGCTCATGGCTTCGCCGGCAGCCTTGCCCCCCTCAGTGCCTGCTTGGCCAATCATGTTGGCGGCGGTAAGCCCGCGGTTGGCGGAGGCGTTGGTCTGGTTCAGGTAGTCGTTGAAGTAATTGGATGCGAGCCCTTGGCCGTACTTCTGTAGGGCCTTCGCTGTAGAGCCGCTGTTGAGCAGCCCGCGCGCCGCGGCGCTGCCGGTAATGGCCTTGTCGCCCTGATCCAGCTGGAAGCCGTAGCCGGTACTGTTGAGATAGTTGTAGAACGCAGGCGACGACGCGCTGGCTGCTTCCGGCCCGTTTAGTCCCAGCAGATTCGCGGACTGGTCGTTGGCCTTATTGCCCGTGTTGACGTAGCCAATGACGCCAGGGCCAAGCCCCTTGTTCGCACGCTGGCCGGTCAAATAATTATAGCCGGTTAGGTCATTGGACTTGGCGGACTGGCCGCCGAGATAGGATCCCGCGCCGCCAAAGAGGCTGCCGATTGCGCTTGTAATGAAACCCACGACGAACGCTCCATAATGTAGGAAATGCAGGAGCGGCCGCCGGAATCTGTTGCTGTTCCAAGGGGCCGACACCCTAGAGCGCGGACGATCGCGCGGGACGCGCGATTCTCACGTGGTATCAGGCCAGTTATAGCTACAGCGTCGGTTTTTGTAAATAGTGTAGCGAAAGCTGTCCGCAGGGCTGTCAATGCATCCCGCCCACGGAGTTCAGTTGTTAACAGAAAGTGCGTCGCGTAAAACGCTTCACCCAGGCGCTCAAATAGGACCAGGCCGCGCTCGTCGCCCACCATAAAATTGCCAGGCCGAGACAAAAAGCCTGACAAATCAACAATATCGCACCCTGGGGCGACCCAGGGCAGCACTTCCGGGCGGTTCACCACCCAGTTGAGCAGGGCGACTTGAGCTGATCGCGGCGTGCGCATGCGGTTCGGCGTACTGCTTTAGAGTCTTAAAAATACGAGCGGGATGTTGCTCAAGCTGTCGTAGGTAACACTTCCAAATGGGTTAGGAAGGGCGCCCGCAGAAAAGGTCCAGCCAACGTACACATTGGCGCCCGCAGCCGCTATGTTGGAGCCGTCCCAGCCATACCACGGAACTGAGGAAGACGTGCTATTCGTCATTCTGATAGATGGCGTACCGTCCGACGCACACGCAAGGAAGTGCCACCCCGCAGACAGGCTGATGGAGAGGCCGGTAAGCTCTATGATGCCCGTGGCAGCAGCCGATATAGTGCCGCAGTCGTATTCAAGTGCGCCTGGGATACCGCTGCTGTTGGCGTAAACACCAAGCTCTATAGATTTGCCAGCAGCGCCTGCAGAAATGCTTACGCTGATCTTTGTGAAGGTAGTGGCGAAGGGGACATAAAATGGCGTCACATAAAGGCGATTGGCCACCATCGCGGTGTTGGCGCCGTTGACAAATCCGGGATACCCATAATACCTGCCGGACTGAAACCCTGGGTGATATCCGGCGCCGGCCCCGCCAGAACTCGGCACCGCGGTTAGGGTCGTCCCCGACATGGAGAGGCCGCTTCCGAGCGTAATTTCCTCAGTATCACCGGAGCCGCTAGCCGAGCCACGCCCCAGCAGCTTGCTGGCCGCAGAAATATTCTGCATCTTGGCATAAGTGACAGCATCGTTGGCGATGGTAAGCGCCCCGGTGCCGGTATTTAGTGTAGCGTCACCGCTGACCGTAAAGCCGTCAAAAGCACCAGCGTTGTTATATTGAATCTGACCGCTGGAGCCGCCCGGTGCGCCGCCTGTGTGCGCATCAACATAAGTCTTGACCGCTTTTTGAGTTGCGATTCTGGTGTCAGAGTTGGCCGCAAGTGTACCGTCGGTATCGGATGCCAGGAAAGCTGCGGTGCCGAAGGGCGTTCCGTTGGACTTGGTGACCGTCAAAGCACCGGCGCTGCTCAATGTGCCGTCGCCGCTCATTGTCTGCCCAGACCAGGAAGACGCTCCGCGTATTAGAATCTGACCGACAGTAGCGCTTATAAGGTCAAGCACTGCGCTGACGGCTGCTGCGTTGGACAGATCAATTATGGTTTTGTTTATGGTCTGCTGTTGCTGCCACTTCCGCATAAAATCGGGCGTTGGCAGGCCGGCTTTATCTACAATCGGCACATTCCAGAACAGCGGGTTTAGTTCAGTCGTGGTCACGACTGCACCTGCTGCGCCGGCTGTTCGTCATCGAATCCGTTCAGAAAGGCGTCGCATCCCTCAATGCTGCGCGGTCCGCCGGTATCGCTAAATTCAAAAATGCGACCGGGGGCGCCGAAAGACCCAAGGGAGCGCCACCGCAGTTCCGTCGTGAAATCGTCCTGCTCCATGGCAATGGGGAAGTAGTCCGACCAGGTGTTGCCATTGTCGTCGCTGAACCGCATGTTCATGATGGAGCCGCTGGAATTACCAAGATCACCCAGCGAGGCGGACAGCAAAAGCCCGTCGCAACCGAAGCGATCGCGCGACCGCGCGTCAATGCCGCCGGTTACCACGTGTGGAATGTCATAAAGGCCGTTATCAGTGAGATTGGTCGCGGCGACTTCCCACACGTCGGTGGTGGCCAGGTCGCACCCAACAACGCGCTGCCCCCACATGCACCCGCACGCAACGTCCCACTGCACATACGCGAGGGTGTACCAGTTGCTCCAGGTCTTTGTAGTGTTGTCGTAGAGCCAAGTGCCCTCCGCGCCGAGGTCCAGCACATAGAAGGTGTGGCCATCCAGGACGAACGACCATGCGCGCTTACGGCTGGTGGCGGGTCCATCCGGCGTCCCCGGCTGCGCTGGAGGCGCTATCGGATTATCGACGTAAAGCACAAACCAACCGGCGTAGGAACTGGGGGTGGCGTTGAGGCGCGCGGGGCTTCCAGCCGTCTCCAGGAACGAAAGATTGACGACCAGTCCGCCCAGCGTGTCACTGTAGCACTGAACTCCGTGCGGCGTGACGCCGGCAAGGCCGCTGGTGTAGCTGGTTGAACTGCCGTCAGAGGTGTCAACGATTGTCACTGTGGTAGGCCCACCACTTAAAATGGCGACTTTCTGGTTGAGGATGCTGCTCTGAGAAAACTGTTTGCCGCCCGGAATTGAGGATGCGCCAGGGTTCGGGAGCGCGCTAACCCAAACCACGCTGCCGTCGCTAGGGTCAATTTTGACCAAATAACAAGTGTTTGTGACACTCTCATCGGTGTATACGATCGCCAGTAATTTACCGTCCGTCTGATCGCAGCACACGCCGTTGCAGTTAATCTCAGTCCAGGTTGCATCAATGTCCGCTGGCGCAATTGTACCGATGGTTGAAAATGCCACCAGCGCGCCGCAGCTAGCTTGGCGCAGCGTGAGCGTTTGAGTAGCCGCGCTGCCGGGAGTTTCAATCCAGAAACCTTTATTTGATCCGGGCTTTCCCGCGCAAACAAATGCGTGCGTGCCGTTCACCCATGGTGTGCTGGTGATGTAGCTAGTACCGCGGCTAACGGTCGTGTACGCAAGCGCGCCGAAAATGCCGCCGCCAACGCCCACGTCGATAGTGAACTGACCAGCTGCAGCTTCGACGTTGGTAAACCCACCGCCTCCGTCAACACCACGCGGGTAAGCCCAGGAGGTAACAGGCGCCAAAGAGTCACCGCTTAGCTTCGCAAGGCCGCCGGCATACAAACTGGCTGGATCGCGGCGGTATAGATCGCCGTTGGCGTCCAGGCTATAGGGGAAGCCCTCGCCTGTTGAAGTAACAACAGACGCTTCCTCCAAGCCAGTCAGAAGCCCAACGCGCGCAAGGTGAGAACTGCCAGACCCAATGAAAACGTAGTTGCGCCCCCAATCGACCGCGCACTGTGTGACGCCGGTTCCGCTGGGCACGTTTGTTCCATTTAGCGATTGAATTTCTGTAGCAAACGTCATGGCGTCAGCCCCTGCTCAAGACGCAGCTGACGCCGTATGCGTTCCTCGATGGAATTGGTTGAAATGCGGTGGACGCCCCATACCGCTTCGCCGCCAACCTGATAACCGATTTGATACACCTTGCCGTCGTTGCCAACAAGCACCACGCCGTCATCCACGATGACAGGCGTTCCCTCGATCACGCCGCGCTGGTATACACGACCCTTTACCGGGGCGAATGGCGCCGTCAGGTCGCCAGTGGCATACCAGTTCTCTGCCGAGCCGTTGCCGCATATAAGCGCCTGGTCACCGACGGTGAGCATGTCCAGGATGTTGTCCGGCTGCGATTCTTTCGTGGCGAAGTTAAGCGGATCTATCGTCACTTCGCCTGGGTTGATCCAGTAGAACTTACGGGTGTTGCCCACAGATGCCAGCACATAGCCGGACACCGACGTGAGCGCCTTTATCACCTCGTCGCTGCCATAACCCGTGACAGACTGCAGTGCAGTGCCACCGCCGCCTGTGAGCGTTGCTGCGCCCCAGGAGACATTACTGCCGCTGAATACAGTAGTGGCTATGGCATTGCCGGCGCTGGTGTTGTCAATCGCCGTCACCACCAGGGTGGTTTCGGTGGAGGTGGCGGTTACGTCAGCGTTTGCAGCCGACACCGACGAACTGTAGTCGAACCCACTGATGCCGGAGAAATTCAGCAACTTCACCATGTTGGCCAGCGAATCCTCATCAGCCGTCAATCCTGTGCCAAGTAGCGCCAGATAAGGATGGGCGGAGGTGCCGTCAGGCGTCGTGCCGGGGTTCACGCTGGACGACCAGCTGTAGTAGGTCGTGCCAATCTTAATGACCTGGTTGGTGATCGCAGCGGTGCGCGTCAGCGTGCCAGCCGCATGCTCGCTGAAATACTGAAAGTTCGTCCCGTCCGCGATGAAAAGATACTCGTAGCCGATACCCTTCATCCAGGCGACATACGGGTTTCCGCTGTTGGCGATCGTGCCCGTTATGTGGGTGGAAGTGGTGCCGTCATAGCGCCACAACGAACTGCCGGACACCACAAACAGGTCGCCATTGAACAGGCCGGGGCGCGAGTAGGTGCCGCGCAGAGTGCCGCCAGCGAACTGCTCCAGTGCGCTTGAGCCGGGCCGCCCAAGCAGCGCTACCTGTTCGCGCAGGTTCGGGTCATCTTTTTCCACATAGCGGTTTTCGACCCGTACAATGGGCTTTCCCGCCACGATGCGATCGTAAGCATTGATACCAATAGGAATCGCGACCATGGCTTACCACCACCATTGACCAGCGATATAGCTCTGATAGCTCCGCGGTATTTGTTCGCTGCCGTAGACCACTTCGGTCGGCTGCCGATAGCGCGCGTAGAAGGCCGATTCCGCGCGCAGCGCCGTCTCAACCGTTTCCTTGGCGATGATCTTGCCATACGCCGGCGCCAGCCGCTTCGAAAGGGCGCAGATGAAAAAGTCGTCAAACTCTGACGGATACGGAAGCTCGTCACCAAGCTCCATGTCCTCTACCAACACCCAGTCGGCCAGGTCGTCACGGTAGAACCAGCGCTGGGGAGTAAAGGCGGGGGAGGCGAAGATGAACGTCTGTGTAGCGGCACCTTCGATCGTGCGGCCGTTGCCGTTCAACGTCAGAACGTCACCCACCTGTCCGCCATCGCCTGCGCCGGAGCCCTGCACCACCGCCATTTGGGAGCCGGGGTTTGGGCTCTGCGGTAAATAGACCGTCAGCGTGGTGCCGCCGTACACGATGCGGCGGTTATTCGGCGGATAGAGGTAAATGTTGCTGGTGGCGTCGTTGCATAGCGGCGCCTGCGGGTAATTGGCGGCTACCGGCGCAGTGCGCTGCGGTTGCGGCGCCAGCCAATCGCTAAGGTTCTCACCCATCTTGTAGCCGAGCAGCCCACGAACAAGGCGATTGAGCTTGTCCAGGGCTTCGTTTTGCTCCGGCGTGGTTGGCGAAACGCCCACCGCGATCAGGTTGCCCTCACGGAAAGCCGCCTGAATAATGCTGACGGCGCTTGTCATCGCTTACTCCACAGGCGGCAGCAGTTCCACCAACGCCTTGGTTTCAGCAGACGGGTCGAAGGAAATGTTCGCTTCCGTAAGGAATTTGCTGACGGCCTCGCGCAGCACGGCATCCAGTACTTCCACCTTGGCCCTCGGATCGTGCGCGATTCCGCCCTTCTCCAGCAGCTCCACCATTTCCTTGCGGGTCAGCGAAGGCTTGCCGACGGCTTTGCTCTGCGTTGCGCCGTGCTTTGCCGGGTCGTCCAGCCAGCCCTCCGGCACCTCGCGCGAGTCGTGGAATACGGCGGATTCGCCATTGGGGCCATAGCGGAAGGTGGGGCCTTTGAACTCATTGTCTGCCATTGGTGTCTCCGTTGTGATTATGCGCTGCGCGTGGCCATGCCGATGGACTGCCACACGCCGGCGGCGATGCAGGTAAATAGGGCGGATTTGCCATTGGTCAGCGTTGCGGCCGCGCCAGCGGACAGGGCATCAATCACGTCCGTGGCCGCCTGCGGGAACACCTTGGCGGCAGCTGCGCCAGAGTTGCTGACAAAAACCTTGGTGCCGATCGTCGCCGCCGGCAGCTTCACAGCGTCGTTCGCATTGGCGACGGTGGACACGTTGTTGTAGCCGGCCGACAGCTGTGTGGCGCCAGCAATGGTCTGCGTAGTGCCTGCCGTGATGCCGGTGGCCGTGGAGGTGATAGAATCCACGTAATGCCAGGCGCCGTTCGCATAAACGGACAGGGCGTT